CCTTTAAGACGGGAGCAGGGATACAACGCCATCGTTATGGCCCATACCCCCGGGGAAAGAGAACAGGTGTAGGGGTGCAGTGGGGCAAGGTCACAGGTCTGGGTAAATTTATACAACGCACTTAAATGTGTACGGCACAGCTATACAGGCCCGAAGCCGGAAATCCCGGCCACGGCACCTACCCCCTACCCCCAGGGTCTGCTGGGGACCCACCCCCACTTGCCGATGGGACCCTTACCTGAGTAAGATACAGATACGCACTTAAGGGTTATCCCATGGGCTACTACCGCCGCTATTACCCCAAGCCGTTCACTGAGTACAAGACCGACTCTCGCGGGCGCCGCTACAGCGTTTACCGCGGCGAGTTCGACGGTTGGGACTGGGGCATCCCCTTGTTCTGCGGAGTCATGCTGGTGCCCTTCACCTACGGCCTATCCCTACCCCTGGGCGCTGCCTTGGTTTATGGGCTGACCCGCTCCTCCCGCCGCTACCTCGACGAAAACTCTCCGATCACCGCCCGCTACCAACAGGCCGCGGCCTTCCACGACCACGCAGAAATGAAGCGCCTGATGGACCAGCTGGAAGCCGAAGTAGCCGAACAAACCCCCGTTGAGCCCTGGATCAAAGACCTGACGAAGAACTTATAACCTATCTAGGTATCTGCAGCATCAGCGTGAGCGTTCTGGCGGGGATTCCTGGCGGCTACATCCTTGAGCGCCCCGAGCCCACCGGCACCCGCTGCACCGAAACCTACGAATCTCTCCGCTGGCGCATCAACGACACCCTCCTCCCCGCCCAGCGGGAGTTCGTTGATGACACCGACCACAAGATCCTCGGCTACTGCGCCGGTTTCGGCGCCGGCAAGACCTACGCCCTCTGCGCCAAGGCCATCTGCCTGGCCATGGACAACCCCAAGACAGTCGGCGCCGTCTTCGAGCCCACCAACGTGATGCTTAGGGACGTATGGATGCGTAGCTTCGATTCGTTCCTTGAAGAGTTCAAGATCGAGTACGACTTCCGCGTCTCCCCTCAGCCTGAGTACGTCCTCCACCTCCCCCACGGTCAAGTGACGCTGCTCTGCCGTGCCACAGAGACCTACAACCGTATCCGAGGTCAGAATCTTTCCTTCTGCCTGGCTGACGAGATCGACACATCCAGCCAGGAGATCGCCCAGAAGGCGTCAGAGATGATGCTCGCTCGCCTTCGAGGAGGTGTGAAACCTCAGCTGGCACTGGCTTCCACCCCTGAAGGGTACAAGTTCTTTTACAACACCTTCGTCGAGAACGGCGACAACCCCGACCGCCGTCTGATTCGAGCCAAGACAACCGATAACCCCCACCTGCCAGAAGGTTTTGTCGAGTCTCTCTACGCCAACTATGACCCCCAGCTGATCGCTAGCTACATCAACGGGGAATTTACTAACTTAGCGAACACAACTGTCTACCATCCGTATGACAGAGACGTGCATTGGTGCGACACTGCTATAGAGGAGAACGACAGATTACTGGTGGGCGTCGATTTTAATGTGGGCTGCTGTTTCACAGAAGTAATAGTCCGACGTGGGGACGAGTTCCACGTCGTAGCTGAGCATTACCCTAAGGACACCCCAGAGCTGGTAAGGCTTTTGAAGGACACCTACCCCCAGCACTTGGCCTCCGACAACCTCGTAGTGCTTCCTGATGCGGCGTCCAGACAGCGCACCACCACCAACGCCAGCGAATCCGACCTCTCCCTGCTCAAGAAGGGCGGCTTCCAGATCAAGGTTCAGTCGGCCAACCCCCAGATCAGCGACCGCATCAACTGTGTAAATGTCCTACTTATAGCTAATAGGCTCAAAGTACACAACAACTGCAAGTATCTAATCAAGTCTTTCGAGCAGCAGTCATACGGGAAAGACGGAAAGCCTGAAAAAGGAATTGGTGGCAAGGAGGATGTGTCAGGGCCAGTGGATGCTTTAGGTTACGCAGTTTCCTATCTCGCTCCTTTGCGTCGTTGGACTGTTGGTTCAAGCAAGTTCAGGGTCTATTAAGCACACTTTGCGCCTTTTTCTAGGTTGTCTTCCCACCAAAGGGGCTGCAAGTTGGTGTAGTGAAAGCACTCTCGCTGCTGTTCGGGGTCAGACAGGTCAAACGACGCACAGGGGCGAATGTGGTCAATGTGCCATCCGTACTTAGTCCAGTTGTCCCAGCACATGCCAGGCAGCCACTGAGCTTCTAGGTGTGCCCTCAGCTCACTAATGGAACACCCAAGCAACATCAAGGTGTCAGATGTCTTGGCTTTCCCGCTGAGCACAGCTCTGATTCTGCAACTGATCGCGGCTGAGATCGCCCTGTTGGTCTTGTCCCTTCGATGGCGACGCTCCTTGGCGGCGTTCGCTTCTCGAATTTTGTCTGCGTTTGATTCTGTCCAGACAGCCAGGGTTTCGCGCCCTTTTTCTGATGCCCGATACCTAGCTGCTGCTTGACGAGCGGCGTCCTTATTTTCCCGCTGCCACCGAGTTGCCGCAGCGATACGGCAGAGCTGGCAGCCGCCTCTGACGTGGTGCGGTGCAACGTGGCCCCGTTTGCACTCACGCCCGTCGAAGTACCAGCTAAGCCCCTGCTCCATCGCCGTCGCCCGGTCGATGAACGGCCCGTACACTTCTTGCATCAGCTTGCTCACTCAAGTTGGTCACGCGGCAGGAGCTGTAACTCGCTGCCGCCACCATCTTAAGTCGGTGGGGCTGAGGTACGGACCCACTTAGACTGCCTTCATGGCAACTTCCGGCTCCAGCTACCCCGGCAAGGATTGGACTGGGGCCCAGTCATCCCTGGTGAATCTGGGCGGCTTTACGGGCAAGCCCACCGACCTCTCGGCCATCAGCACCGCCCCCGAGGACCCCGCAGCCCGCACCGCCGCGGTCCAGGGAATGATCCCCTACTGGGACGTGATCAACCTCTGCGTGGGCGGCACCAAGGCCATCCGCGCCTTCTCAGAACGCATCATCCCGCGCGAACCCGAAGAGCCCGACGACGCCTACCAGCGCCGCATCTTCCACGCCGTCCTGCCCCCCTTCCTGGAGCGTCTCGCTAACCAGGCGGCCGGCACCATCCTCCGTAAGGGCATCCACCTCGAAGGCGGCGATGAGTCCTTCTGGTCCGAATGGGTCCAGGACGTAACCGGTGACGGCACCAGCCTCAACGTCTTCGCCCGCAGCGCCCTGGTCGACAGCATCCTGTACGGACACACCTGCGTACTGGTCGATTACCCCGCCGACGACCCACCCCGCACCCTCCGCGAGCAGACCCTCCGCACCGACCGCAAGCCGTACCTCGTCCCCGTCACCGCGCAACAAATCGTCGGTTGGCGCACCCGCGAGAACCGGCAGCAAAGCGAGCTGCAACAGGTCCGCTACCTCGAAAAGGTCGTCGAGCCCGAAGGCCGTTTCGGTGAATCGATCGTCGAGCAAGTCCGTGTCCTCGAAGCCGGCCACTGGGAAGTCTGGCGCCGCACCAAAACCTCCGACTGGTCCCTCCACGCCAGCGGCGACTACAGCCTCTCGGATGTCCCCCTGGTCGCCATCTACTCCGAGCGCATCACCACCCTGATCAGCCGCCCCCCACTGCTGGAGGTGGCCTACCTCAACCTGGCCTACTGCCAACGCTTCACCGACTACCACCACGCCATCCACGTCGGCGCCCAGCCCATCCTGGTCCTCAAGGGCTTCGACGAGGACGGCGGCCGCCCCCTCGGCCTCTCGGTCAACACCGCCGTCCTGCTCCCCCCAGACGGCGACGCCCTCTACGTCGAGCCCACCGCCGACGCCTACGACGCCCAGCTGAAGTGCCTCCAGACCCTGGAGGAGCAGATCAGCTCGCTGGGCATCAACACCCTCACCAAGCAGAACATCACCAACGCCGCGGCCGAAGCCAAGCGGCTGGATCGGGTCGACAGCGACTCGATCATGGCGATCATCAGCGAGAACCTGGCCCGCGCCATCCAGAAGATCATCGACCTGGCAGCCGAATACGCCGGCGTCGAGGCCCCCACCGTCACGATCCCCACCGACTACGAGAACAAGCTCCTCGACGGCAACCAGATCACCGCCTACCTGCAGCTCTTCATGCAGGGCGCCATCGACCAAGAAACGCTGCTCCGCATCCTCCAAGAGGGCGAAGTCCTGCCCGCCTACATCGACATCGAGGAGGTGATGACCAAGGCGCAGGACTACCTCGACGAGCAGCTCGCCCGCGAAGTCGAGAAAGCCGACGCCATGGCCGAGGTGGCTGCCGAACACGCCCCCGAACCGGCACCCGGCAGTCAATCCACCAGCGTGGGGGCGAAGCAGGGCGGCGTGGCCTCCGGCAAGGCCGCCAAGGGCAGCAATGTCGGCAGCCAGACGCTGCCAACGCCCCTGCGGCCCGGCAAGCACAAGTCCAAGTAACCCCCACTCGCGATGTACAACCCCAAGTGGCTCGCTGAAGACGAGAAGCGTGTCCAGTGGCTGGACAAGCTCTACTTCAGCTACGGCCGCGACAAGAAAGACCACCCCCAGCACGGCACCTACACGGGTCTCGTGGCGAAGTACGGCAAGTGCCCGTGGGTTTAGCGCCCAGCAACGACGCCTACCTACGGCGGATCGACCGTGAGCTTCGCCGCGTCGAGCGCGACATCTTCGCGGAGCTACGCCCCCTGCTGGTCACCAGCATCGTGACGATCCGCCGCCTGATCGTGGCCTACGTCCCAGACGACGGCCTGGGCCGCAACCTCGCCTACGCGGCCATCAAGCCACGCCTCGAAGAAGCGCTGGTGACCTTCAACGACACCTTCGCGCTGCGCCTCTCTGCGGCCCTGGAGCAGCTGCAGTCCACCACGCTGGGCATGGCCTTCGACCACCTGCAGGGGGACGGCATCCCCTTCGTCTTTCTGACCGCCGACCAGTGGCTGGACGAGGTGCGGGTCTTCGGCGGCTGGACGCTGCGCGAATACTTCCGTCGCCGCAGCCCCTCGCAGTTCATGAAGGAGATCCTGCGGCTGGTGGACCGCACCGTCCAGCGCGGCCTGCTCCAGGGCCTCCCCACCGAGGACATCGCCCGCCAGATCGTGCCGGAGGTGGTCTCCCGCAGCGGCCGCCCCTCGTTGACCATCCGCAAGGGCACCATCCTCAACGCCATCCGCAACCGCGTCGAGGGCACCATCGCCCAGGCCATCTGGACCGTCGCCACCCACAGCGAGCGTCAAGTTTGGCAAGAAGTTGACGTTCGTCAGTGGATCTGGAGCGCCATCCTCGACGAGCGCACCTGCCCGATCTGCACGCCGCTGGATGGCGTCATTGAGGACAGCCGCGACGACTTCCCCTACAGCCCGCCGGTGCATCCGAACTGCCGCTGCAGGATCTTGCCGTTCACCCTTACTTAGAGTGGCTAGAGCCTCCGAGTAACTGCTTTGGCCTGTTGGACGCCCGGTCCTTGGGATCCGAAACCCACCCAGAAACCGCAGCCGGAGTCACCCCACCAGGCCGCCATCGCTGACACCCAAGCAGCTCCGCAGCCCCGCCGCGGCCGCACCGCCACCCCCAAGGACAGCACCCATGGCTGAGCTGATCTCCGCAGCCATCATCAGCGGCGAGCTGATCCTCGGCCTGAGCGACGGCGGCATCATCCGGGCCGGCTTCGTCCAGGGCCCCCAGGGCCTGCAGGGTGAGCGTGGCCCCATGGGCGCCACCGGCCGCCCTGGCACCGACGGCAACACCGTCCTCAGCAGCAACGGTCGCCCACGGGCTGACCTGGGCCGCGACGGCGACTACTGCATCGATCGCATCAACTGGGAGATCTTCTACAAGGAGAGCGGCACCTGGGGCAAAGGGCAGCCGTTGCTGGTCGCCGGAACTCTGGGAGGACTTGACCAAGGGGGCAAGCAGATCAAAGGGGGCCCGGGCCGGTTCTTCCCCATGGGCGGCGCCAGCAGTGGTGTCTTCCTACCGCCCGATCCTGGCACCGGTGGCCTTGAGCCGATCATCGGCAATGGGCAGCCACTCGGCGCGAACATCTGGAGCCCGATAGCGATCGATGCTGACGGTGACCTGATGGAGGTCACGATGTATTTCAGCCGTAGCGGTGGCAACGAGGTCTACACCTGCAAGGTCATTGCTTACAGGGCCAATACGATCGGCAACCTGACGATCGCGTGGGAATCAGCGCAGCCGTTGAACCTGCCTTACACCGTGGAGTTCAACGCAGTGATCAACGGTCAGGAGCTGCAGCTGAACGTGCGGAGCAGCACTAACTGGGAAGCGGTTCGCGGGCGTGTATCGAAGCTGTAGGCATTCCGCCTGCTTAGGCTGACGAGATACTCGGGTCCGGCTTTGCCGGGGGTGATTGATGACGCAAACGCCAGCAGGCTTTAATCAAGGCGTCACCCAGACATCAGCCGACCCACGCAACCACATCCCCATTGCTGGCGGTGGGACATCAGGCCCGTTCGTGGCGCGGCGTGGTTTTGACGCCAACCACCACAAGGGCATCAACTTCGAGAACTGCGATCCACCTGCTGACTGGGGCAACCCTTCAGGCAACAAACAGGTCGTCAACAGCGGGTATTTCTGGGATCACGCCAACTTCATCCGCTGGGATGGCCGGACAGGGTTTCTGCCTGACCCCAGCACCACCAACATCGCTTCGGGTGAGGCGTATGCGGTCCGTCTTGACTTTGCAGGGCGTCCGTTAGGTCGTATCGCTGTCTGGGACGGTCAGCTAACAACTGGCCCAGCAAGGCCCGCTGTGGCAGCTGGCAGCGTGTTCGGTGTGGTCGAGATCGCCCGCGCCACAGATCCGGTGCTGTGGGTCACGGAGGCTGACGGCTTCGTGCTCGGCATGGAGGGTGGCGCGTGGGCTGACCACAGCGCTGGCCAGCATT